GTCAGGGTGTCCCCGCTACATTGGGGCTCGAACTCACAAATGCATGGTCGTTATCCACGCTGCGTAACGCAGTGTTGCATGAATGGTGGCTCAAAATCAACCGACTAAACGGAGGATAATGAATTGGTAACCCGAAGGACCCGAAGGCTAGGGGAGGAAACCATTATTAACGAGCAGACGTTTGATCTCAGGCGAACTGTTCATAACGTCAGGGAGGTAATGGAATAAAATATCAAGGACATCACTCCAGCCACGGAGACAAATAAGAAACTCATGTCATATCCAGTGGCCAAGAGTGAAGCGGCGGGTGGTAATTACAACGCACGGGCTGCGTCTTCTGCAAAAGTGAGTAACTCAGGGTTACTCTCAACAAAAGACGCTGCCTTGCTCAAACCCCCACGCAATTTGGACCACATACTGGTCTTGTGTGGGATGCTAGATCTAGCTACAACCAATGGCTTGGTTGGTGGGTGTGACGCTATGGTCTTGTGCACCTCATCGCTGGGGTTGGACATACTGTCGGTGATTTTGAGCAACGGGGTGGGAGTCATGTCGGACTTGGTCAATGGGACATTACCTGCTGAATCCATTTTGTGTTTCAAGGCTTGCATGACTACCGACGTCAGTGATTGCGAAGCCACGGCCATGTTCGACACAGAGCGCGCCGTTTCGGTTATGGATTCCTTAGGACTCTCCCCAATTCCACCTGCGCTCATACCCCACGTGAGATTCGTGTCAACACGCTCACTGCATTCGCGATGGACACCAGACGGATTAGCCACAGCGAATGTCCCTGAAACAGGCACTGCGTAATTAGCTATTCCTGAAATGTGTATGGTCACCGAGCTCCCGCTATTGTTGTAAATTTCGACAACCTGCGCGCCCTGGCCCCAATAAACTTGAGGGCCATCATTGGTCGTCCGGCAGGGGTGGAAAGCTTGATAACCGCCCATGCCGACTTGTGGAGGTGCGACCATGTGTATGTGGGGCTTGTGGGACGGAAGGAGCTTCGGCGCAAACTCTCCCGCCGATGTAGCACCCACCACTGGGGCCCATTTGCAGTCAGACGTTTGAGCCGTGTAGAGTCCGCCGGAATGGAAATCCACATCACCCAAATTCGCCTCAGCGCGTTGCGTGTTGCGTGTCCCAGTAGTCTGGAAGTTGATGAGTTTGACTCCTGGGTATTCACTGGTCAAAACGCTCCGCACAATCTCGATGTCGCATGAACCGCCTATCGGTTGATAACAATAATCAAGCGAATCGATTGAATTGTCGCGAACGGTGGCGTCCCACGGCTGCGGTACAACCGGAATGTAGTTGTCCAATCCTATGGAGTTGTCCCCCCCATACGCAACCGTGTGGTAACAGATGGGGGTAAGTACAGAGTTTGCTGAACCCCGTCCAAGGTCAAATGCAGCATACATGACCTGACCATTTGCCAACCCCACAGCCGCGCGGAATGAAGTCGATATCGGGGAGTAGTTGTGGGGCTCCCGTCCGTAACATGAAGGCACGCTAAAGTGTCGTTCTGGATGTGCATGAGCGTAAGCCACAATGTTGTTGTAGGTCGCACGAGCATTCCCTTCAACATGCACGATACCATGAATGTGATCTGCATAGGCAGCTGTTCCACCCGCTCGGCGGCCATCGTTGCGGGTGTTGAATGTTTGGCGCTCACTTGGCCCCCTGATTGACAGACTCTGTTGGAGTCTACGCAGGCCCTCGTCAAAGTTTCCGTTGGAGCGTCGCACGTATTTCGCGACTTCTGGCAGTTCTTGCAGTACTCGCTGTACGGGAACGACCCGCTGCGTGCGCCTGCGTCTGGAAGCAGAATTCTGGCGGGAGGCGGTTTTGGATTGAACAGTCTGACTTGCAGATCTGAAGCGGACACCTGTGTTGTTTGACTTGCGTCGTTGTTGTTGTTTCTGATTTTGGGGAATGTTGTGTTTGCCGTTGTCGGGACTTCCGTGGGTCGAATCGCGCCCACACGAGAAATCTATTGGAAAGAGAGATTTCATGAACTCCAGAGAGACACCAACATCAATAGAGCACAAATACTCAGAGCGAAAGTGGAGGTTGGGTCTATTAATTTGTGGTCTCACGCCAGTTATGTTAACCGGC